GTTCATACCTATGGAATGGAACTACGAAGGATTCATTGATTCTTATGGCTTACCTGTATTCGAAACACCAGAAACAGAAGTTGTTGGGCCCTATGGCGACTTCATAGATGTAGGTGTTTTAGAGCATTGGCAAAATGAAGTTGATGGTTTAAAAAATGATCAAGACGGTTTAAATGAATTTTACCGTCAGTTTCCAAGAACTGAAGATCATGCATTTAGAGATGAAACAAAAGGTAGTATATTTAACTTAACAAAAATATACGAGCAAATAGATTATAACAGTGATGTTAATAAGTCATCATTGATTACTCAAGGTAATTTTTCTTGGAAAAATGGAGTAAAAGATACTAAAGTACAATTTTATCCTGATTTAAATGGTAGATTTTTAGTAAGTTGGGTACCTGATTTAGCTCAACAAAATAGATATACTGTTAAAAATGGTATAAAATATCCAGCTAACGAGCATATGGGTGCATTTGGCTGTGATAGTTACGATATATCAGGAACTGTTGATAGAAAAGGTTCAAAAGGATCTTTACACGGTTTAACAAAGTTTAGTATGGAGAACTGTCCTCCTAATCACTTTTTTTTAGAATATATAGCTAGACCACAAACTTCAGAAATGTTTTTTGAAGATGTTTTAATGGCATTAGTTTTTTATGGTATGCCTTTATTATGTGAAAATAACAAACCTAGATTACTATATTATTTAAAAAGAAGAGGTTATAGAGGTTTTAGTATGAACAGACCTGATAAAACATGGAATAAATTATCTACAGCTGAAAAAGAAATAGGTGGTATACCTAATTCAAGTGAAGATATAAAACAAGCACACGCAGCAGCTATTGAAAGTTACATACAACAATACGTAGGTCAAAAAGAAGATTTAACATTTGGTGATATGTATTTTAACAACACATTAAACGACTGGTCTAAGTTTGATATAAACAATAGAACTAGGTTTGATGCTACAATAAGCAGTGGTTTAGCTATAATGGGTTGTAATAAAAACTTATATAGACCTAAACCTGAAAAAACATTAACAAGTGTAAATTTTGGATTTACAAAATATGACAATAAAGGAATAACATCGAAAATTATAGAATAAATGGCATTAAGAACACAACCAAAAACATCTTTTCCTAGCCACGCTGTTTCTGACATAGAAAAAGCTGGTGAAGACTATGGTTTGCAAGTTGCAAACGCTATAGAGCATGAATGGTTTAGAAAAGACAGTGGTTCTACTAAATACTATAACTCTAGACAAAGATATAATAATTTAAGATTATATGCTAGAGGTGAACAGTCTGTTCAAAAATATAAAGATGAGTTATCTATTAATGGTGATTTATCATATTTGAATTTAGACTGGAAACCAGTACCTATTATACCTAAATTTGTAGATATAGTGGTAAATGGTATTAGTGAAAGAACATATGATTTAAAAGCTTTTTCACAAGACCCAAGTTCAAAAAATAAAAGAACAAAGTATGTTGAGGCTATAGCTAAAGACATGAAAAATAAAGATTACTATAATGCTATTCAACAAAACTTAGGTCAAAATGTATTTAATAGTAATATGTCACCTGACAACTTACCTCAAAACGATGAAGAGCTATCGTTACATATGCAACTTGATTATAAACAATCAATTGAAATAGCAGAGGAAGAAGCTTTAAATAACGTTATGGCTTTAAATGATTATGATTTAATTAAAAAGAGATTAGATTATGATATTACTGTTTTAGGTTTAGCATGTATTAAAAATGAGTTTAATACAGCTGAAGGAATAAAAATAAAATATGTTGATCCTGTAGATATTGTATTTTCTTATACAGATTCACCATACTTTGAAGACTTATATTATGTTGGCGAGATAACTAAAATATCTATGCCTGAATTAATGAAACGTTTTCCAAGTTTAACTAACGAAGAATTAAAAGAAATAGAAGAAAAAAGTACAGGAGGTGAAACATTTTCACAAGTACATAGAGAAAAAGGTTTTGTACATATATTAAACTTTGAATATAAAACTTATAAAAATCAAACTTACAAAATAAAACAAACATCTTCTGGTGCTGATAAAGCTTTACAAAAAGATGATACATTTAATCCGCCAAAAGATAGTAGAGCAAGATTTGAAAAAGTTGATAGAGCTATTGAGGTTTTATATTGTGGTGCTAAGATAATAGGGTTTGATAAATTATTAGACTGGGGTATGGCTGAAAATATGACAAGACCAAAGTCTGATGTTACTAAGTGCCATATGTCTTATAACATAGTAGCACCTAGAATATATAAAGGTAGACCTGAGTCACTTGTTGGTCGTATGATGAGCTTTGCTGATATGATACAGTTAACTCATTTAAAAATGCAACAAGTACTAAGTCGTATGGTACCAGATGGTATTTACATGGATGCTGACGGTCTTGCTGAAATAGATCTTG